TTTGGCAGCAGATGGATCACAATCTGCATGAATAATGTTCACAGACATATCAAGAACGATTCCCCCATTGGATGTCAGGATACGCCTCAGAAACAAGTTCTTTGGTGATATTATATTTAGTTTGCAATTTTTTGTCCTTTACAAGACATAATACTTCCGCTTCTCCAGGATGGAAAGATTCCAATAAGTTAATGAACATCGTTTCTTTTCGAAGCCTGTTCATTGCATCATTACCACCCTTCACGAAATTATAGAACTTACTCCATTCTTTACGAATACTGGAAGATGGAGCAACTCGATCTGCATCTTCCTTAGGTTGAATTGGAACATCACCTTCGGGAAGAACTGATTGAATACTTGAATCAAAGTTCCAAATCAACAGGGACTTAAGAAAATTCTCATTATATTGTTGAAGAATATTAATCTTCTTATCCTTAGTTCTTTCTGCAACAATAGCCGCAAAGATTTCATGAACATAAGAAGTTGGAGTCAGTTCAATCTTCTCTACGGCTTTTTCAACCTTAGGGGTTGTTGTCTTTTTTGCTACTGGTTTTTTAGTAGTAGTTGTTGATGTGGGTTTTCTACTACTGGTCGTCGTCTTCTTCGTAGTCGTCATAGCTATTTTCAAATCGTACTGCAATTATTTCGTCAGGAATAATATTCCCATTAGTGTCAAACATTTCTGGATGAGCGAATACTTGTTGAGGAGTGGAGAAAACTACATGTTCTTTCCATAACCAACCAACTACACCACCAACTATCAAGAACATGAATGATATTAAACAAAAGATGGTAATTAAAGGTGCTGTCATGGCCCTACCTCCGAGAGATTACTTTTTTCTGATATCTAATGAAAAGTTTAGATAAAGGTGAATCTCTCTTTTGAAGAGAGAGACCATTTTACCAAAACTAAATTGGAACGTTTTTGGTGCTTCAGGTTCTCTCCTCCTTTTTCTTAACAATAATTCCACACCTCTATTTATGTGAAGCTCTTTAGGCTCACTCATAATTAAATCAATGAAAGAGCTTTTAGATAATCAATAGTATCAGTACATCCACCAATATGTTTATCATCCATCACAACTTGTGGAAATGTAGACCCTTCGCCAAATTCAGAATAAAATTCTTTTTTATTAAAATGTTCATCAAGAGTATAAACAACATAGTCCTTTCCACAAAGTTCAAGGACTTTTTTTACTTTATAACAATACGGACAATCTTGTTTTGAATAAACAGTGAACTTCATTTCATTTGTGATATTTTGTAATATTTAGAGTTGTGATTTATAGTAAATAATACACCAAAAATTGTAGTATGTCAATTTATACTACTCACTCATTGGATGACCATTTCGCCATGCACTTGTGTCAGGGGGATCACATTTTGCATCCCAAGAACGAACAAGCAACTCAGTGAATAACTCCATTTTTTCTGGATGAACGGAAGCAGGATTTTCGTTGATAGCTTCTTTTAAAGCAACAAGTTCTTTCCATTCTTCATCTGTAAGAGGTTTAACACTGGATTGCGAATAGGTCATTAGTTCTCCCATTGATTGTGTTCAAATTCTAACACATCATCTACTACTATCTAGGGTACTTAATAATTTCTTCGGGATTGCGTTACATGCCTGTAACAATTATTCTTTAATGAAATTTTCAAATGCATCAAGATCATCTTGGAGTTCTTTTTCTCTCTTTTCATCGTGATAATAAGACCACAGAGCATTATGAACGTCCATCAGATTATCAATCCAGAAACCAGTAGGATAAATGCCTAGTTTATCCATCAGACCACGATGACTGGTTCCTTCCTTTTCGGCATTACACATAATAGTACAGATTGCCTCAACCATATCAAGTTTGTCTTCTTCAGAAAGCATAAAATACTTTCCTACTGCACGTTGTTTTGCTTCTTCATTTTTCTTCTGAAGTTCTTTGCAAGCATCAGAATCCCACCACTCTTGTAGTGCTTTACCAAATTCGTTAGGTTGTTTTTCACTCATAATGATACTGTCTCCATTCTTCTACATTAGTTCTTTCCAAATCAAAAATCATTTTATTAACAGGTGCTCTGGGTTTACGAATTAACTTCATACCAGTATGTTCTAGAAACATACTACCTTTTTTGGTATTGCAGGAAGAACAAGCTACCACTAGATTTTCCCATGAATCTTCACCACCCTTAGAACGGGGGATAACATGATCTATTGTAAGTTTAGATTTAGCACCACAATATTGACAAGTGTGATTATCTCTCCGATAAATCATAGAACGAGATGGAGAAATATTCATAATTTTCGACAAAGGTAATTTTACATAATCTAAAAGTCGAATGACTCTACTTGAGAGAACTTGGGCTTTTTCTTTTAGGAGAAGAACAATTGCTCTTTTCCAGTTTGTAAAATTGATTGGTTCATAACTAGAATTTAAAACCAATATTGTTTTATATGGTTCTATTGGCAACTCATGCATAACTTTTTTATGAGCTATCAGTATCTAGTCAAGATCCAAAAGGGCCCCAACGACCTCTTTTGTTGTCTTCATCACCATTCATCCTTTCTTCTAGTTTATCAATCAACTTATCAGCAGAAATAAGATTATCAATCTCCATGATCAATTCTGCAATATGTTTGCCCACAAATGGTTTCTCTTGACGTGCTGCATAAGCTAATGCATTACGCAATGCAGCTTCTGCTTCTCTAAGACTGGTTTCTACTGATTCGGATAGTGCCATAATTAAAAATCAATATTTGATCGTTTTTGTTGGAATTCTTCAACAATTTCTAGAATTTTTTTAGATGTCTTCTTTGCAGCCTCTTCATTCCAACTTTCTTGAGAGACATTCAAAAGATAAATTTCATTTGAAATGGAATCAACAAGTTTATCGTAGTTTGTCATTTTCAGCTTTAAGTAAATTGTGATATTTTAAGACTTCAGGATTTTCCAGGTCTTTACATCTTGGGTAAAAAATACCATCTCGATAACAAGCGTTTTCAGGATCCTGAGGATCATATTTTAACACATGACTAGGATGTTCTCTTGCGTTACAAAGTTCTCCTTGTCTGCGAATAAAATTATCTACACACATTGCCCCAATAAATGGAGCAAGACCTTGCAACACATATAAAGTATACATCAACACTCATCCATTCGAAGTGGTTGTGTTACCTTACGCAACAAGTAAGAACCATCACCTTTATCCACCCATTCAACTTGATCACCTTCTTTAAAATCTGCTGCTTCTAATAGATCATCTGGGAAAGAAACAAAATATTCTCCACTTGGACCATCCATTTCTACAGGAAGTTGCCACTTAATAACTTTATCTTCTTTCACAATAGTCCTTTCAGTTTCTCCAATGTTACGAGAATAAACAGTTTTTCCGCCATCAGGAGATTCGTAAATTTTACCTCCAAATGGATTCAAACGATTTGGATCATTGCGAGAGTAGTCGTAATAATACTCCGAATGGGACATTGAATCTACAGAATAACCATCAGCTTTTGTAGCAACTTTTGTAGATGGAGTATCTTCCCAAAAACTATCCCATGCACCTTTACATTCTGGAGAAGGATCATCACGATCACAACTCGTAATGGTTTTTACACTTTGGGTATGAATATCCCAGTATTTTTTATCAGTGTCCTTGTTTTGTTTTGAAAGACATTCCATATCACTATGACCCCAGGGTGGCATACAAGGATCTTCTTCTTTTTGTTTGACTACAGTTTCCTGCCAAGCAAGTTTGAACTTAACATCAAACTCCTCCAGATAATATCCAAGAAATTCATATGCGGCCATTGCAAGAGTTTCTGCTTTATCGTAATCATTCCTTTCAATTGACTCTGCAACAGAATTAATAATTTCACGAGCAGAACAGACCTTGGATACAATCATATCAAGATCATTCATCACTTCCCATACTTTACTTGTCATTTGCATCAAACTCTGGTTATTTTGCAATTATGTCTTCCACTATAGACTTAATTTGCAGATCTGTCAAGTCATTCATCCAAGACCAACGTTCGTCCTTTGGATCCCACTCAAATGCATAAGATCCATCGGAGTTTTGTATAATGTTTAAACCAGATTCATGTAATTGTTTGTTATCCATTTATCTACTAAGTAATTGTTGTGTTTCTTCAAACCAAAGATAATCTAAAGACGAATTATTTAGAGTATTCAATGCATCCGTTGGAGTCTCTACTAAAGGTTCTCCAGCTAAATTAAAACTAGTATTCAAAAGAATACCATGTCCAGACAATTTTTTAAATTCTTGTAAAAGTTTATACAAGTAACCATCCGTTTTGGAAACAGTTTGAACTCTACATGTATTATCTACATGGGTTATTCCTGGCATTATTTTAACACACTCTCGTCTTACTGGGAAACATGTAGTCATAAACCGACTTGATTTTACATTCCCCATATCAAAATAAACATTAACATCCTCTTCCAATACCACACAAGCAAAAGGACGATACCACTCTCTTTTTTTGATTTTATTTACAATATCTTTTGCATTTAAATTTAATGGATTAAAAAATATAGAACGATTCCCAAGTGCTCTTTGACCAGCTTCTGCGAGACCACTATACACAGCAATAGATTTATTTTGATTTAGTAGATTAACAATGGTTTCTATTGATGTTGTTTTACCTTTATACAAAGAAATTTCATGAGTAGATCCATGAAAGGAGGTTGTTTGGAGAGGATTGGGAATTTTATTGGTTAATTGAAAATATGAATTCATCGCAGCACCTATACTTATTCCATTATCATTACACAATGGTTCAAAATAAAATTCTACATCAGGAAATCGTTGCAAATAATAATAGTTCGCAACGATGTTCATACCATATCCACCAGAGATACAGACTTTCTTAATCCCTGTTTTTATTATTGAATCTTCTATTATATCTCCAACTACTTTTTGCGTTTGATGTTGAACTTCATAACAAAAATCTGCATGTAATTTATAGTTTTCACTATCTATTTTTCTAATCGGAGTTTTCAAAAATTGTTTAATCTCTTGAGAAGAGTTTTTAAAAAAATGAGTATTAAAGATATTCTTTTCTAAGAATAAATTTTTAAATAATTGATTTGGAGATCCATATGATGAAAGTCCCATTACCTTTCCACAATCATCAGGGGTATTTCCAATTAAAATTGCAGCAATATCATATAATTTACCGACCCCAAAAGTAGAATCTTCCCAGAAAAGATCAAATGGATTTGAATCTTCTATGATATTCTTATAAATTAAGGTGTTTTTTTCCTGATCAAAAAGAAAAACACTTTCCACTTCTACCAAATTATCGTTAATTGTTGATCCAGCTCCGTCAACGACAACAACAAGACTCTTATCGAACCCACTATTATAAAAAGCGAGAGAAGCATGATTTAAATGATGTTCCTGTTGCAATATTAGTTTTACATTTGAATTATATTTTCTGCATTCTTCAAAAATTTCTAATATTATCGCATCTTTAGTATTAAAATTAGATATACTAATGACATCTAACGGTTCAGTTAGTTTACTACAAATATCATTTAATAACACCAATATTGTTGATTGGTTGTCATCATGTTTTTTTCTTGTATATCTTTCTACTAAGAAATATTGTTCTAAATTTCCATTGTTTAGGACACATATTGAAGAGTCATGTCCTAAATGAACACTAAGTATTAACATTTTTCTAGAAATTTTGTTATGTCTTCCATTTTTACCTTCATGGTCATTTTTAGATCATTTGGTTTACCATAAGTAAAAAAATCTTCCAATGGAAATTTATGATGATGATTTTTCCACCAATCTTCTATTAATCGACTGCAAATTATATCTATGGGAAACATTTTATTATTATTCTGCTCACTATCCCCATTCATATTGACATTAAGATTGAAAAGAGGAATTGAATATGTAATTCCAATATCAAATAAATTAGAGTCTCCTGTTATATGTGTTTTACTATGTCTCTTATGAAAGGAATTATCTGCAAATGTTAATCTATATTTACCATCACGATACATCAAGTTTTTAACTTTTTTGGCATATGTGCGATTTATCAAATACGCAGCTGCAGATCCAGCATCAGATCTCCTGTGTAAAAACATTGGTACAAATAGACCATTTGAGTGATATGTACTACAAAAATAGAGTTGAATACACTCCCAGTTTTCTGGTAGATTATTCTCAAAGTATGTCCAATCAAAATTCCAATATTTTATATTCTGTATTGATAAATCATCCTCCATTATAATGCAAGTTTCGGATAGATTACTATCATACCAATTAATAATTGTTTCTATATGATTTAATGCTGTTGACATTGCAGACAAACATTCGAGAATTTGATTTTCTACAATTATATCTTTCCATTCATCATATTTGGAAATGTCATACTTTGAAGCATTAATCCTATGATGATCCGTTATTCCCCAATTATTAAATTGGGATTCCATCCAGTTTTTTCTATCAGTCCTATGAAGGAGATTGATGTAGTAAATGGGAGGAAAACCTTTGAGTTTATTCTCTAAGTCCACTATTCTCTTTCAAGATCTAATGTAACACAATGAAAACAACCACTCAATGTTCTTGCGTGTCTCATAGGAAGCATGGCACATTCTATTCCATACTTTTCTAACTCTTTTCTAGTTGGATCTTGATGTTGTTCCAAAGCAACTAGATTCGGACTTACACTGAAAAGATTCATATTAATCCATTCAGATGAATGATTATAACCTGGAAAATAACCAATATCTACAGGTTCTGGACACCAAATTACATCCCAGTTTCTAAAGGGTTCTGGAAGAACATCTACAGACTTAATTCTTTCGGGATTCAATAACATCAAACCTTCACGAAGAAATGCAATCGTGGTATCAATGTGCATATAACTATAAACGCCTTGAAGCAGATGAACTTTTGCACGACCCCGAAGCATTTCTTGAAGTATGTTAGCCCCTGCAATATTTCCACTGTTAGACACAAGATACAAAACATCATCATTTGCACGAATGATATTTGCTGCATCAAATGCGGGAGTAACCTCTGTAAGTGCAAGAGTATCCTTGTCTCCTACACAATTTTCGTTATAAAGTTCTTCTTTGTGTTTGCATGGAACAATGATAGTAGTACCCAAAGGATCAAGCAAAGGTTTCCATGCATCTTTTCTACACTCCAATGGCATTGGAGTTGCAACAGTCAGGTCTTTATGAGTAAAGATTACATCTCTTGGACAAAAATTGTAATACTCTGTTGGACTCCTTTCTGACCTTACAACTTCTACACCTTCTTCCAACAGAAACTTAACAAAAGTCTCCAAGTCTTCATTTGATTCATCAATAACTTGTTGGGGATATGGCCCAACTGGAACATCAGAAACATCTTTTCTGTCCGCATAATTAATAGTGCGAACACTCAAATCTACTTCAGGGACTCTTGCATAGTCTGCAACACCTACGATTACTTTTTTGAGTCTATCCCATTCATTCTGACTTTTCATTTCTTAACCCCAGTGATTTGAATTGCATACCTATCTTTCATACTAAAATTATAAAACGCATGTATTTCATCATAATCCCAGTAAAAACAATGTCCGGCTTTCCACTTACAATATGCGGTATCTTTAACTTGCAAAATTTGTCCTGGAGAACTATCTTCCAACATTACCATACATCTTATTACATTTTCAGACCCAATATCATTTAACTCTATATACTTACCAAAAAGATCTGTATGAAGAGGTAAATATTGTCCAGGTTTAAAGTAATTAACTGCAGCAGCTACTTTATCCAAAAAACAAAACTTAGGAATAATATACTCGTCCACACATTTTGGCATAGGATTTGGTAAATGATACTTGTACATAGACAATTTATCTTTACTATGACCAGAACTCAGATATTGATTTACCAAATCAGTATCTTTATGAGTCGATAAAACATAATCAAGATTATAAAAATCTTCAACGTTCCAATTAGGTTTTATGTGATTAATCATTTGAATACAGACATCTCTCTCAAGTCTGGGTAATTCCTATGGCTCCATTTTTTACCGGGAATTTTTTTCCGCTCATTTAGTAATTCAATTCCCATTTTCGCCATCTCTGGAGTCATGTAATAATGATACCCAATAGTATCTATGTCCTGTTCAGCCCATGGACGACTAGGATCACGACCATCATAAGACATTTTTTTAAGTGTATCATAATCTTCTTTGTTTTGCAACAAGATTGCACCACCTCGTCCAAGGTTTAGGTGTTTCTTATATTGAAAACTTAAACACATATATGTTCCTGGAATATATGTGTTTTCACCCCAAAGAACGGCAGCATCAATAATATTTGTAAATCCTAGGTAGTAATAATCGGACCACTCTTCTTCTCTCCAACCCCAAGTTAGACCAAGTTTCATACAAGTCATTGGAACTGAAATGTAAGTCCTTGTAGGAATTGTAAGGTAATCTTCGTGAGTATGCCTCAAACAAAGTTCTAATGCATGAGTACACGAATCTGTAGCTACTGCATAAGGAGCTCCAAAAAACTCTGCAATTTCAGATTCAAATTGACTAACATGCTCAAACATTTTGAAATTCCTCGGGTGTAATTATTCTATCATTTGGTTTACCATAGGTAAAGAAATCATCTAAAGTATATTGATCTCTAAGTTCAGTCCACCACTTTTTACAAGCTTTATACGAAAATTCTAAATCAGATCTTTCCTCTTTTCTACAAATATTTTCAGCATAACTACCAAAACGTTGATTTATAGAAAATAAAGGAATTGAATAAGTTTTTCCATTATGACACAAAAAATAATCCACAGTAAAATTGGGGTTTGTACTTTCTATTTCAGACCAATTATAATTACAAATCTTTTGTGACAAATCAAACTTATCATCCTTATAGTGTAAGGATATTATTTTCTCTGCATATCTTCTATTAATCATACAACCACCTACACCATGAGCAGGTAAAATTGGATGTAAGAAACAAGGAATTAGATTGGGATTTTCGAAACTCATTTGAATGCAATCCCAATCGTATGGGATATTATTCATCAAGTAGTTCCAATCAAAATGCCAGTATTCAATGAAGAATAAATCATAGTCATCCTCCATTAAAATCAAGTATTTCTCATTTGTCGTTTCTAACCAATTTTTTATTATTAGTAGATATGACAGAGCGATACTAGTATCAGTAATATGTCTCTTCTTTTTTTCGAGGGCTCCTGAAAATGGATTTAACTTAACCATATGTTTCCAATCTTCATAAGTAGAAAATTGGTATTTTGATCCAGAAACTTTTGTATAATTTTTTATACCCCAATAATCATACTGTATTTCTGCGTACTGTTGTCTATCCTCTCTTTCATCGAGAGTTAACATCATAATATGAGGAAGATCCTTTAACTTATTGCCCAAATTCATATATCTATTTCTCCCGATACAATTATTCTATCATTCGGTTTGCCATAAGTAAAGAACTCTTTCAGGGTATACTCATCTCTAAGTTTAGTCCACCATTTCTTATACGCTTTATAAGAAAATGATAGATCTGTCCTTTCTTCTTTTCTAGAAATATTTTGAGCCCAACTACCCAGATTTTGGTTTACTGAAAACAAGGGTATACAATATGTTTTTCCATTATGGCCAAGAAAATAATCTGTAGTAAAATTTGGCATCCCCAATCCTTCATAAAAGGTTATGCCTTTACTTGACCATTTATAGTTAGAAATTTTTTGAGAGAGATCGAATTTACCGTCTTTATAGTGAAGACTTATAATTTTCTCTGCATATCTTCTATTAATCAAAGAACCACCACTATCATGTTTAGGTAGAATTGGATGTAAAAAACAGGGAATTTCTTCCTCATTCTCAAAACTCATCTGAATACAATCCCAATCATATGGGAGACTATTCATCAGATATTCCCAATCAAAATGCCAGTACTCAATAAAACTTAGATCGTAGTCATCTTCCATAATGATAACGTATGGATCGTTACTAGTCTCTAACCAATTTTTAATGTTTATTAAATGAGCAAGAGTTATAGAAATTTCTGCAATGTGGTGATTTTTTCTTATATAATCTTCAGGAAATGGATTTAAAATAACAAGATCTTTCCAGTAATCTTCATATGTTGAAAGTTGATACTTGGATCCGGACACTTTTGTATAATTTTTTATACCCCAATAATCATATTGAGTTTCAGTATATTCCTGTCTATCTTTTCGTTCGTCAATTGTAGCCAAAATAATGGGAGGAAGTCCCCGTAACTTATCCTTCAAATTCATGACTTATATCTATGATTAATTCTTTTTTTCTTAACGAATCCAAGTAAAAAATGTCATCCAAAGTATAATTCCGAGACTTATTCTTCCACCAATCTAAAACCAAAATATCACTATTTTTAGACATTTGATTTATTTTTCCGTTTCTGTATCCATCACTCACAAAATTATAATTAGTGGTGAAAATAGGAATTGAATATGTTATTCCTATTTGATATAAAACAAAATCTACCGATTGATAATGATATTCTGGCCAATTTTTATTATATCCATAATTAGAATATAATTTAAACTTATTATTTACGTAATGAAGTTTAATTAATTTTTGTGCATATGATCTATTAATAAGTATACAACCTGTGGAGTGATTATTTCTATTCCACTTAGATAGATTCATCCTGAGAAATTTTTCTCCAATAATATGAAGTTGGATACATTCCCAATTACAAGGCAAATTATTAACAAAAGTCTCCCAATCAAATCCCCAATAATTTACAGGGTCCATACAAATATCATCCTCAACCATTAAACAAGTTTCGGAAATATTAGAATTGTACCAATCAATTATACCATGAATTCTATCAATTAGAGTAGCAAGAAACCATACTTGTGTTCTAAGTTTATCGGTTAAAACTTTAGACTTCCAATCTTTATAATTATCAACTGAATATCTGGAAGAATTAACTCTTTGATAGTTTGTTATTCCATATTCCAAAAATTGATTTTCTAAGTATTCTCTACGATCTACTCTGTGTTCTAGGTTAAAATAATATATTGGAGGCAGACCTTCCAACTTAGAATTAATTGTCATTGATAATTTACTTTTATTGTCATTTGATAATCATTTTCTTTCCCATAAGAAAAAAAATCTTCCAAAGAAAAATTATCTCTTTCGTTCTGCCACCACTCATAGTACATGTCTCTACAAAGAAAGTGATGTTTCTTTGCTATTTTATCTAGATGTGGATTTTGAGTTATTAAAGGAAGTTGATATGTCTTCCCCAAAAAACAAATGAAACTATCCAGTGAAACAACTCGGTGACCAGTGTTATATGGATGGCTTCCGTATTTTCGAATTAACATGTACCTATTTTTGACATAATGCAAATTAATTAACTTTTGAGCAAAATGTCTGTTAATCAGAATTGGTCCATATGCACTTGTTTCATCTTTAGGGTGAAGGAAAAATTTAATAAAACGAGATGACTCATATCCTAACTGAATGCAATCCCAATCATATGGAATATGATTCATCAAATACTTCCAATCAAAGTGCCAGTATTCAATTAAGTCTAGATCATAATCATCTTCAAATAAAATCAAATGTTTTTCATTGGTAGTTTCTAACCAATGTCGAATCATTTCGAGAGTAGAAAGAGTAATGGAAGCAGCTAATTGATGTTTTTTTTCTGTAATTTTGTGAGGAAAATGTAAAATACTTTTCCAATCCTCATAATTTTCTGCTAGGTATTGTGATCCAGAAAATCTTGTTACATTACTCAGATTCCATTTCTCAAATTGTTTTTCCATGTACTTTCTTCTATCCAATTCGGAGTCCAAATTTAGATAGTAAATACTCGGAATCCCTTCAAGTTTATTAGACATACCAGGTGATAATTGAATATCTAGTTCCAGAAGTTACAGGCATAATTTCATGCGGGAACATAAAATTAGAGGGAAACATTACAATAGATCCTTTTGAACCACTTATAATAATTTCTCTATCAAAAAACGCAAACTCACCACCTTCATAATCATCATTCAATAGAAAAGAACAACTTACAGATCTCTGTTGTTGTTGGAATGAGTCCGTATGTTGAATATAAAACTGACCTTTCTTATATCTTAGTAATCCATATCCAGTATCAATATCTGATGCAACTTCAGGAAACAATTTCCTATACTCATTTATTGCTCTTGAAGCACAAACATAAAAGTCTTCATCTATTTTCTTTCTAATATCAAAATTTTTCTCAACTACTATATTTTCGGAAATATTAATGACATCGCAGTTTCTAATTTGGTCATTTACATTTCCATTTCCCACACTAGTTGGAGTCCAAAAACTACAATCACGATATTCTTTTAAGATTCTATCGCAGAGTTCATTTGGAACAACATTATCTAATGTGAAGATATAATCTTCTAAAGACTTTTTACTTCTTGCAGGAGTCGTTTTTATTTCCGATTTAGTCTCAACAATAGATTGTTCAATATCAGTGTTTTCAGTTACTGGTTTGGTAGTCTCATTAAGTTTATCAAAGTAAGCGTAAGAACAATCTCCACGACTTCTTACATAATGTAAAAAGACTTGACTATAATTATCTCCTTGATAGGGTTCTCTCCAATGAGTTGCATTTCTACCGAGATAAATCATAGCATCGCCAGGATTCAATTCAACGTAACGTTTTTCTCCTGATGGCGTTTCTATCCATATAGGCCAACTAGAATCTCCATTCAAGTGTAACGTTACTGATATTTCGCAAGCATCTCTATCAGTATGAGGCGATAGTTCACTTCCATTTTTATATACTCTTGAATAAACATAAGTAGGTAAAACAGTCTCTTCAATTACGGAAGATATTTCTGGAGTTTTTTCACAAAGTAATTCTAAAAATGAGATATAATTATAAGTAGAATATGAATTTGGAGCTTGTGAATCTCCATCCACATTGTTTGTTTCACAATGATTTAAAAATTCTGTAGAAAGATCTAATGATCTTTCTCTTGAAATAAAATTTCGCAGAACAATATAATTGTTTTCAATTAAATTTCTATTCATCAGTTCACGTTTAATAATTTAAACTCAAATCTCTTTGAGAAGTTCCTCAATATCGTAGAATAAATCTTCGTCCTCATCCTCTTCATTTGCGTCTGCATATGCTAGAGGTGGTTCAACAGGAGGAATATGTGTTGGGGTTGGTGGAATATATGGTTTTTCATCGAGTTCATTGAATTCCTCAATACCCAATCCATATTCTTCATCGTAATCATCAAAGCTAAGAAATTGAGATTTTAGACGTTCTTCTTCTTCTCTCTTACGTCTCTCTTCCAATTCTAATTGTTGTTTTAGGAAAGCATCTTCTTCTTCCTTCTTTTCATTCCACAAACTAATAGCTTGTTCAAATACACCCAAATCATTGATCTTCAGATTTTGTGCAGGTCCAACAAACTCAACTTCACCTTCGTCACCTGACCATTGAACTGCATGAACTTTTTTTCCATCAATTTCAGGAATCCAAGTTAGATCTATGTTAGTGTAACCAGATCCATCCATATAAACGGAACCGTCTGATGGAATGATCGTTAATCTCATGATTTATTCTCCTGAATTTTCTGGTAAGGTGTGTGTACTTGTCAAAGAAGTTATATTTACTGGCAATATACCATTTTGTTGAATCATATCAATATATAGTTGTCTATTTTCATCATTGGATTTAACAACTTCATTTCTAAATGACTCTACAGCAGAACCAGTTTGTCTCTGTTGTTGAGAATTTTCAATCGTTAACATGGGCATCCAAGTTACAGCACATGACCAATGATCTACATCTTGTCCTGTATTTGGATTCATGCCTCTTACATGTGTGTACCATGAACATTTATGTTCTACACAATCTTTTTTAATAAGTGGGCAAAAATTACCAGACTCGTTTTTTTTCATATAATCAAAAATATTTTTATCTATTCTATCACAAATTAAGCAAAACTACAAAGAATAACATCTATGTATTGAATTCTGAGGTCTACATTTAGAGACCATTGGGCTGTACCAGACCAAGGGTGACTATGAGATCCACCTCCAGAGGTTGGGCCACCACCTGTAGCTGGTGTAGTTCTAGTCCATCCAGATCCAAAAGCAACATCACCACCACCTGGACTTAATCCAATAGAACCACCGTTAGGGTGTGTGTGACTTGGCAACTGAGCAGTTGTTAATGTAGTGTTACCAACAGTTCCCGTCACAGGAATATTCGGAGATGAAAATGTTCTAACAGAGTTGGGAAACACAGTAGTAAATGGTTGAGTTCCTCCAGAAACTCCTCCAGTTCCATTAACTACTCTAAGTGTTTTGTCATTATGAGTTATATTTTTAGTCCACCCAGTAGGGGCAGAGGCTTGATAAAATATTGATACTGAGTTTTGTGGAACAATTCCGTATTTTGAATTTAAAATTGTAGAATCACTGAAAACTATTCCCGACGCTGTTAATTTAGCCATTTTATATGATGTAAACTACAGATGTTATTTAAAGTATTTATCCATCAAAAGTACAGACGATAACATCCATGTAAGTAGGTTGCATAGACACGTTTTGAATAGGAACTGGTGCAGTTGCACTAAAAGGGTGAGAGTGAGAGTCTCCGACTGGAGCAGTTCCAGCATCTCCAAACCCAGGAAAAGTTCGAGTCCAACCAGAACTTCTAGCTACATCACCACCATTCCATCCAGTGAAAGCTCCATCAGGATTAAATATTGCTGGAACTGCATCCAACCCAGTACCACTACTAGGATGATCGTGAGAAGCAATTTGTGGAACTGATAATTGAGTTCCTCCTGTAGCATCTGAACTTGTTAATGATCCGCCACCAACATTAAATCCATTCATAATTACCGAGAAACCATTAGTGCCTCCATAAACACCACCAGTTCCACTTACAACTCTAAGTGCTTTATCATTAAGAGTTAAACTTGTATCTTTAGTCCACCCAGTAGGGGCAGAAGCTTGATAAAAAACCCAAGCAGTTCCAGTAGGAAAAATTCCTCTCTTTGAATTTAATTCATCTACTACTGGAGTAGTTGCAAATCTTATTCCACTGGATGTCAATGTAGCCATAAGTATACCAAATTATTACCTGCGTTTAGAATATTTATAAGTCGATATGTTACGTCTCTTTGAAAATATTATTCTTTAGGTTTTGGTTTATTGCAGTCATTACACCAATAAGAAAAACCACTTTTAAACTGTTTGACAATTTGAAAATGCCCAGAAGTTAGTGATTTTTCCTCGCCGCAATTATCACATATCCTTAGCGTATTGTTTTTTAGCTCGCTTAAGTTCTTTAAGTTCTGCTTTGATTTCCTTATATGCGGAAATGGAATCAATTTTTCCACCCATTTCAAGAGCGCAAATAATATCGACCCTTGTACCAAAATGTGCGAGGGCTTTTTCAAAATCATCAAGTTCATACATCGTAATCAATCCTACAACGTTCTGCAATTATATCTATACGAGCATCCAAAGAGTTTTCAAGACGATATAATTCGTTAGTTGTTTCTACATTTTCTTCTTCAAGAACTCTAACCCTTTGTTCTAAATCAACTATTCTGGAATAAAGTTCATCAATCAAAACAGGATCTTCAAGACCCCATTTTCTTTGAAACCAATTTGTTGCGATCATAATACACCTACTTCTTTAAGATATCTCCTATATGCCATAAATCTGCGAAGTGAAGGTTGTCCTGGAATAGGGCCTAAACTTTCGCAGATTTCGCAATAACATAACCAATCATACCACGGGGTTGTTGGATCCAGTGCTGGATGTGGACTTGTTTGTGTGTAGTTCTTTAAGGAGTTTAGCCAATTCTGGAGTTTCATTCCATTCCCATACTTGATTGTGTGTTGGATCTTTTTTTTCAATTGTGTAAGTTCTTTTAGCCATGGTGTAAATGTTTAAATAATTCTGTAAAGTTCGCCTTTCCATGTATAAGTATACCACCTATGATGGCCATGTCAAGTATAAATAAAATACTCAATACAATGACCAGTGGTAAAACGAGACTAGGCTTCTGGGAGTTGTGATCCATCTTCCTGTTTAATTTCAATGTAAATAACTGGAGGAGAATCATTCCAGTGTCTGATTACTCCAGCCACAATAAAACAGTTAGTGACCAAGTAAGTAATAAAAATAAAGGTGCGTATGCGAGCAACAGTATCAGATTCTCGGTCGCACTTAGATGCTTTTTCTCCAAGTGCTTTAGCCCACCATCTCCATACTGTTTTCTGTTTCTTCATATACGGATTCTCTTGATCTGACATACACTAATTCTTTCCATCGGTTTTTATAACACAATACCAGAAGTCTTTCATTACGATGTAAGTTGCAGGCTTCATAATTTATACAATCTTTAGGTCTTACGCAAACTTCGATTGTTATATACTCATCGTCTTTAAAATAGACCCAACCTTCTACACACTTTCCATCATTCCAGATAACATAATCGTTAACCTGTGGAACATACATCAGAGTTTTCCTCCTACAACCCCCTCATATTTAACATCACTTTCAACAAAACCTTCTTGTTTGTGTTTTAGATACCAACGAGTCGCAGAAATACAGAGTTCTTTTTGAAGAGAAGTGATAATTCCATTTCCCTCTTTGTCATAAGACCTCCAAGTTCCCCACTTCTGTTCTTCTACTCGAAAACAATCATCAATCCATTCAAATTCTTGCATGTCTATCCTCAAAGTTGACCTGGACATTTACTTACAGCAATTGCAATTGCTGCAGCTTCAAGTCCAGGGGAATTAGTAATTACTCGTCGTACATTTGATCCACCAAACTTATCGTTTGCTTTAGAATAAGCAATTAAAACAGATTTGAGTGTATCCATACCCCGCATACGAGTGGAACAAAAATCTGTAGCGACAAAGTTCAGAAGAGTTAAGAGTGTTAGTTCAGCCATTATTAATGGTTAACGTATAATCTTTCTTTTTTAGTTTATGTTTTTGGATGAATTTGTCAACATGGACTTTACATTCAAACCAACATACTCGTTTATCCTTTCCCTCAGTCAAGTCAAGACGAAAGGGAAAAGAAGGATAAGGGAACTTTTCAGTTGTGGAAATAACCATGATCAAGTGGGTTGTTCTTGTCTTTGAGTATAGACCAATTTATGGAGTTCGTCAATAACCTCGTTGCACTGAGTCCAGGTTTGACGATCGTAATAATATTTGTCTTGATGACTTCTAACTGCTGTGTAAATCAATTGATAGTGTTCTCTAGTGAAATTCATTGTATGTATTCGTTATAATTTTTTATCCATTTACTAACATTAACATCCGTCGCACAACGACATATGTTTAAATCACAGGTAACAGGTTTAGTTGGCCATTTAATATTTTCAAAATCTTCTATGTTTCCTATAGAACCTCCAACAAAACAATTACCTAAGTAAATTTCTCCAGCAGAATTTACAAATAAACTTTTTAATCCTATTTCACAACTATATCCTTCAAAATTAGTCATACCAGCATTTATAAATTCTACAGTATTGTAATATGGATTAGATACAATAGATTGATCCTCAAACTGAAAGGAAGAATTTAAATTCACAGGGTTGACTAAACCTATTAAATGTTCTAATCCTTTTTTATGAGGTTTCATAGCTTCTTCACTTTGAAACCAATCCAATTGTTCTTGAGTATACTGGAACGATTCTTTATTTTCACTACTCCAATCTAAAATTCTAACAGGTTCCAAGAGAAAAGTATCAATGTCTTTTAAGGAGTGAAAAACTTCCATACAATGATCCCATTTTACAGAATGCATCATAAGTCTTACAGTTACAAACGTATTAAGACTGGCAGCAATTACTTTTTCTTTAAAATCTTTTGCAGGAAATTCTGCGTGATAAGAGAAACAAATATAGTTTAAATATTTTGAAATGTCAGACCAATACTCTACAGACTTATATGCATTACTAGTTACGCCTATAGTATTACCAGCATCGTTAAAAAATTTTACTAGTTCTGGAAAAAATTCACTAAGACTTGGTTCACCACCAGCTACTGAACAATGAATTTTTGGATATCTCTCAAATAAAGCTTCCAGGAACTTCTTTGCCTTTTCCCATTCATAATGATGACCTATGCCTGCATTTAAAGTTGGTACACAATATGAACATCTATTATTACATATATTATTAGTCATCCAAGTCATATTCATTAATGAATCATCTTTTTGGATTACTCTGATAATTTTTTTATTTTTCAGTTCAGTCATTTAGATTTTGTTCCTGATTTAATCTATCTATGTAATGATAAATTGTCTCTTGTGAGTATTGGAACTCTTTAAATCGTCTGGGATTATTTTTCTGCATTTTATTCAACATATTAATCCAGTCGTATCGTTTGTCTACAACCCAACCATAACGGCGTTCATCATGAAACAAATCAAAGATAGTCATCATTATTCAAATTCTTTAGGTTTTTTAATTCGGTCTGAAGGTCCAAGTTGTCCACCATCAACACAAGTCACAGAGATTGCAGTTGACTTAGTTGCTTCAGCCATCTCACGATACCCAAGTCCAACATAAATTTGACCACCAACTACAGCAACTGCCATAGAACCCCAAAAGATATAGTACCATTTAGACTTAACTTGATGTTGTTTTTTTAGTTCATCAAGTTCTTCATGAATATCTTGATGATGAAACCTCAGGGGTTTTTGAATCAATGCTTTGAGTTTTTTATTTTTCATTAGAATACGGCGGTAACACCTATCACTTTTGCATTTGGATTTCGTGCAAGAGCAACTTCTCTTGCTTCTTTATAATCTCTGGCTTCCATTTCTTCGTAGAAAACTTTACCAGCAACATAGAGTTGAACTTTACATCTCATAATAATATCCCTATCGTAACTATTATTCATTTATTTGGCAAATATACATCACTCATTGTATGTATTATCGGACGTTCCTCAGCAGGAAAAACTGTTTTGCAGTCAGGACATTTCCAGTATTCCATTTCCCATGTATCTGGGTTTCTTCCACCTAATAGTTTAGAATGGAAAGCTCCAAGTTCACAACTAAACTTTATAGGATTAGAAATCTCTGCATCTACGAGATTGCATTTGCAGGAAGGGCAGTTTCGCCAAGAAGTTGGTTTGTGCATGTGTCTAAATGTAAGTCCCATTATTTTTCACCAGACCACTTATTCCAACGAGCTCCTTTCATTTTAAGACACATTAGAATAGTTTCGTGTTCTCGATTGTATAGATTCCAATCGCCTTTTATTTTTGCATTATATCTGCGTCGATAAGCACAACACCAGACATTGTAATAAATTTTTGCCTTTTCTGAAAGAGCCATTACATTCTTTCAAAGCAAACACTATTGAACTTACCTTCAACTCCACGAAGAATTAATTTAGTATGAGAAGATTTAATAATCATTTGTTGAACAAAATAAATTCCACCATGAACTAAGAGATCATTTGGATCTGTATTATTTCCCCAGTTAATTTGTTCTTTAGTACATCCAACAAACTTTACATAATCCCCTTCTCTGATTTCACGAAATGAATAATTAATTTTTCTTAGGTCTTTCATTTCTTTATTATCAATTCTTTTCATTATAGAGAGTTTCATCTATAAAGTCAATCTCTTGATCTATAAAAATCCAATTTCCTAAACAATTCATTGAAAGTGTTCTATCCGCATGTATAATTCTCTTTCTTTTATACAGTGCAGCAATCTTACTCCAATTAGAAGTTGATTTAACTACAGTTTCTGCGTAACAACCTACCATTAAATCAAATACGTTTTCAAAAACTTTAGAAATTGGAATTGAATACTTTTTTTTCAATTCTTTTGCAGGAAGTTTGTCTTTATATAAATTCAAAAATTTTTTATAATAAAAATCTTTGTCTATTATATTATGTGGAAAATTATCATAATAGTATGAATAATATTTTTTAGGAATGTCTGAACTTATATAAATTTTTTTATGCGGATTTTGTTTAAAAATAATATTCTGAATTAAATTAAAGTAATCTGAATCCGGTATAATTTTGTAATCATTTACCCAGTTATAATCTCCATAAACTTTTTTTGTAGGTAAATATTTTTTTTCAGTATCGGTATCTTTTTCAACTAAAGAATCAAAGTACTTATATTTTTTTGAACATATAGAACTTCCAAACCTACTGCTGTGAAAGGTTTTCCAATAAGAATCTATAGTTTCTTTCGACAAAAATTGTTTTATTTCATTTAAAAATTTTAAAGGAGGGAATGTACCATTCCCTCTACGTAGATGTATGTAACAACAATCAGAAAATTCCTTCTCCATAAAGTCGGAGACAGTTGGTAGTCTTAGTTTAATTTTAGATACAGCATTGTGTATAACCGAATTGTATGTGATTTTTTGATTATTAAAAATATCACCAATACGATGTACAGAAAAATTAAAATAATAATATGTATTATTGGTAGAATTTAACAAACTATTATTTTCAGTTAATATGATATCCCTAACTTCTTCACAACTAATTGGAAGTAATTGATTTTCAGACAATATTAATGAAGACATATTTTGTGGTATGGTATTTGGCAAATCAATTAACAATAATTCTGGCCAATATTCTTCTTCCACTATTATTTGAATGTCTTGAATAATAGAAGAAAGGTGATAAGCTATTACCCAAAATTTAATTCTATCGCCAAATCCACTATCATACTGAGATATACCTACTCCTCTCCAAGGTTCAAAACATATTAGTTTAATTGACATTAATTTCTAATGTTTTTCTTTGAATTCTTTTTCTAATTCTTTTGCAAGTTTCATCGCTCGTCTCCACATCAAATATTTTACTATAGGGTTACGAGGGTTATTCAATAACCACCACTTGGTTTTTCCATATTGAAACTTTAAAAGTTTACTAACATAATAAAATGCCTGTGCTACACTACTATCAGTGACAATAAAATATGCAGCTATTGCAAATAAGAAAAACCAAATGTAGTAGTATTCCATATCAATGCCAACGAATTGTTTTTAGATATTCTAAGACGGTTTCTCTTACGTCCATAAGTTCATGGAAGCACCTTTGATCATGTGCGGCTTGCCTTAATTCATGGTCGGGTTTATGTACACTTTCAATAAACAAATCCAATCCCCTATTCCATTTATCTTGTTTTGATTCTGCGTCATATACTATATAAGGTTTTGTCATGATACTTGCTCTAGATCCTCGATGGATGACACTGGTACTTCGTGTTCTGCAATTCTATAGTAATGTTCACCTTCTCGTACACCGAGATATTCAATATCTTCACATTTATATTCCCTCATCCAAGCCTGAAGACGCATATGCATCAATTCGGAAGTATTCGGAACGTTCATACTAAATCACTAAACACTTAGTAATTATAAGTTATTTAGCCTATTTGTCAAGAATGGAGAATAGGAGAATCGAACTCCTAATAAGTGCTTGCAAAGCACCCGTTATACCGTTTAACTAATTCCCCAAGAAGAGTCTTACGACTCTACAGAAACAAACTCAACTTCTGTTTTCCATTTAAGTCCAGGAGTTTCCCAAGTTTGATTATCATTTAAAATTTTATTGTTATTTTCCATCTCTTCTTCTGTTATATCAGATTCATTGAAAGGAATAACATCGGAAAATGTGTTTCCAAAATATAGTTGGTCTATTTTTGAACGTTCTGGATAATGTTCAAGGAGAGATTTTGCGGATAACCTTACTTTTTCAGGAAGATCTGGATACTTTACTTTATCTAAAAGAAGTTTTAAAAACTCTCTGGTGGCTAGAAGAGAGTTATGTTCTTGTTGAGGCAAGGTCATAAGTCATCTAGAATACTGATCAATAATGAATAATACTTCATTCAAGTACTTATTGGCAAGTTCTTTTTCTCCAGGATACCTATGTTCAAATTGAACTTGATGTTTCAATTTTAATACTCTAACTTTTAGTTCATCCTTAGTCAACTGATTTTTTGGCATAAAAACACAACATCAGATATTATATAGGAAAAAATCTTATAGGGTGATTTTTTACCGGGAAATTTTTTGCTGTCAAAATATAGCTAAAGGCTAATTTTGATTTTTCTTTTTACAAGCACTTCTTGCCCATGCACGAGCAAGACTATTTACATAAGAACAAGATTTCTGTTTCTCCCCACAGTGAGGACATTCTGCGTCTGGGGGATCTTTTAGATATCCTTCAGGCGTATACATCCTTCTCTTTTTCTGATTCTCTGATTGTTTATATTTACGATGGTTCATACAACCACAGGTTGACCTTGACCTTCTGGAAGTTTGATTTGTGGTAACTCATTGAGTTTTTCGACCATCCAATTTTCTTGATGTTCTTTATAAGAGGAAACATCAATTGCATTAGTGGGAAGTGCCTTTGGAATCTCAATGTCTACAACAGGACCCATTAGAAACTTATTGCGAGTGTAAGTTCGGTTCTGAGGATCCAGAGCAACCATGGCAAGAGCATCAGATTCTTCTCCACAATCTAAAAGTTTTTTCCCAGTCTTTTTATTCAAAACTGAAAAGTATTCTTCATTGTATTTTTTCATTTTAAAATCCTTTGCTTTTTGTTTTTGGTTCTTTGTGATCTAGAACTTCAACATGTCCTAGAAGTTGATTTGGTGTTTGCCACCAAGTTTTTTGAACATCCTCATAGTTATCAAAGATAACAGATCTTCCGTTCGCAAAAACTACTTTATAGTCATGACGAATGTAAGGTTCTTCAGATGTTTGTTTGAATACTTCAAGTTCGGTCATTTTTCATGATGATAAGTTTACCCGTGAGAAGTCCATAAAATAGTTCACACACCTTATCATCATCACAGGACTTCATCTTCTCCTTAGAAAGAGATATGAGTGCATTGATTTCCTCTTCGTTGAGGTTCCAATCAGTAATATTATGTTCAGTTACTTGCATCTTCTTCATGGGTCTGTAAAGTTGTGGCCAAGTGTCTCGGATAATTTCCGCGAGTTTGTAAGGTGTTTCTGATGATATCATCCCCAATAAATTATACTAAGAGTAAATACGACAAATACGATAACTGT